CAAGGAGTAAGCCATGTCGACGCCGCCCACCCCGATGGATCTGCTCCGGCTGTACATCGACGATGTCATGCCCACCGACGGCACCGATCCGATGTTCTCCGACGCCGAGCTCCAGCTGACGCTGGACAACGCGAACCAGGACCCGGAACGGGCGGCCGTCGAGGGCTGGCGGTGGAAGGCCGCCAAGTACTCCAGCCTCGTCGACGTGACCGAGGGCAACGCCTCTCGCGCCATGTCCGACCTGCAGGAACACGCGCTGGCCATGGTCCAGCATTTCGAACACTCCACCGCCGGTCCCACCGAGGGCCGGACCCGCATCGGAACGATCAGGCGAAGGGGATTCTGACATGGACGCCAAGATGGCCCCGTATCTGCGGAAGGTCATGGCGGCGTTCATCGAGGCGGACGGCCGCGAGATCACACTGATGCGGCCGGAGTTCACCAAGACAGCTACCGGGGGCTACGCCAAAGGCAACTTCACGGCGCGGCCCCCGCAGCTGTTCCGCCTGGTGATGTACAGGCGCCGCCTGACGGACCTCACCACCCCCAAGGCCGATGGAGAGGTTCCGACGCTTCCGTATGTGTTGGTGGGAGCATTTGGTAGCGATGTTGAGCGAATGGATGAGTTCACGCTTGACGGGGTCTATTATCGTATCCAGGGGTTGGAACCCCATACGACTACCCCGTACAGCGACCGCGTCGTCGCTCAGCTGATCGCACTGGATGGGGAGAGGGTGACATGGGCTTCTCCGGGATCACCATGAGGAACTCGATGCTCCAGGGCATCGCCATGGCAGAGGTCGAGGTTCCACACCACATCGAGGACGAGGTGCTAGACACTGCCATCGCGGCCCTCGAGTACGCCCAGGAAAACGCACCCTGGTCCGACCGCACCGGCGATGCCCGCGCAGGGCTTGACGTAGACGTCAGGCGCGAGGGCGACGTCATCGTGTGGGAGATGTACCACAACGTCGAGTACGGCCTCTACCTCGAGACGAGGTGGAACGGCAAGTACGCCATCATCATGCCGACTCTCGAGATGTTCTCGGCACAGATCGGTCGGGGTCTGAGCGAGAGCGGAGGCGACTATGCCTGACGTACGTGCCTGGGTGCATCAACGACTCAGCACGGACCCTGCCCTGACCGCGGTCGTCGGGGGTCGGGTATCTCAGCAGGGAGCGGTCCTCTCGGCTCAGACCGAGAAGCCCTACCTCGTCCACCACTTCGGTAACAACACCGACGAGGGGATGTACGACGAGGATGACCGCAAGCCCAACCGACAGTTCCTCCAGGTCTTCGTGCACACGGACCAGGGCGACTACGGACCCCTCGACGACATCATCCCGCTGGTGAAGGCGGCTCTGACCAACCTCGCCGGCAGGCCCGCGGATCTGATCCACGTGCAGTACCTGGAAACCAGCCAGGACCTCCAGGACGATCTGCTCCAGACCTACTTCCGCTACATCCGTTTCCAGCTCATCCTCGCGAGGTAATCATGGCAGTGCTCAAGTACATCGGCGGTTCCCACTTCCGCGAGCTCCTCAAGGAGGACTTCGCCAAGGTGGGTGTGGAGGTCGAGCAGGGCATCACCTTCGCCCGCCACGAGCTCGTGAAGGTCAGCGACGAGGTCGCGGACGCGATCCACCAGCTGGTCGACGACGAGTTCGAGGAGGTCAAGGAGGACGTCAAGGACGAGATGGTCCGCGACGCCGCCGAGGACCCCCAGCCGGCCAACGTCACCGCGGGCTCCTACGTCCCGCAGCGCACGGTCGAGCCCGCCACCACGGACGCGCCGAACGACGCCACGCCGGCCGACCAGGAGAACTGGGTCAACAAGGAGGAGGCGCCGCAGACCGGCAGCCCCGCCCAGGTCGAGGGCCCGCAGTAACGCGCCCGATCGATGCGCGATAAGGGCCCCGAGGAAGGCCCCCGGTCGAGTTCCTACCGATCGGGTACCGCTTCGGGGCCCAACTCGATGCGCTTCAAAGCCCGCACGATTACGGAATCGCTGGGAGCTTCATCATGATCGAGCTTCGATGCGGCGGGACCATGCATGGCAAGCTCGACATCCAGGCGATGAGACTCGAGGTCAAGTGCGGTCGCCGCAGTTGCGGAGCAGGTCGGGGCGTCGTGGTCCTCCACACCTTCGACCTTACGACAGGAGAATTGGTCGGCACCGCGCGGTTCGCTGACCCCGTCAAGAAAGAGGAACTGAGTCATGCCTCTCGGTAACACCCTGCCCTTCGGGCTGAGGGACGTCAAGCTCTTCGCGGTGGACGCCACGGGTACCCGCACGGGCGCCGGCGTCGACCTGCCGGTCAGCCGGACCTTCTCGTTCAAGGAGACCACCTCCTCGGAGCAGCTCGTCGGCGACGACATCATCCAGGGCTCGCACGAGTACAACTCCATCGTCGAGTGGGAGCTCGAGGCCGGCGGCTACTCCCTGGAAGCGTACGCCATCTTCTCCGGCGGTATCGTCACCTCGACCGGCACGACGCCGGCGCAGGTGAAGAAGCTGTCCAAGAAGAACACCGACGCCCGCCCCTACTTCGAGGTCGAGGGCCAGGCCATCTCTGACAGCGGCGGCGACATGCACGCCATCGTCTACCGCTGCAAGTGCGACGGCGACCTGGACGGCAAGTTCGAGAACGGCAACTTCGCCATGACCAAGTGCTCCGGCAAGGGCTACGGTCGCCTGTCGGACGGTCTGCTGTACGACTTCATCCAGAACGAGACGACCACGCCGATCGTGGTCGGCCCCTGATCTCATCCCACACAGCCACGGTGATTATTGACGTGACGTCAACTTTTCATGATCATCGGGCTAAAAAGTAGGGTGCCACCTAGCAGCCGCCCCCAGAAAATTGACGTTTGACATTGACAGCCCATCAGCTCACTGATTGGGCATGTCATATGTTCAATACGTACAATTTCCTTCTGCGGGCAGGCATGCATGGGGGCATCTGAACCAACTAGGTACAACTCTCAACCACAGGAGATACGACGGCCATGACCGCTTCTCAGCGCAACGGCAAGCACGGCTCGGGCAACCCCGCCAAGAAGGTCACCTCGGCGGCCGCCTGGAAGAAGTCCGCCCAGGTCCCGCCGCTCACGCTGCCCTCCGGCAACGTCATGCGGGTCCGGAAGGTCGGGCTCCAGGCTCTGATGAAGACCGGCAAGATGCCCAACTCCCTCATGGCCTATGCGGAGCGCGCGGTCAAGAAGGGCAAGAAGGAGGAGGTCACCGAGCAGGACATGCTGGCCATCCTCCAGGACGAGGAGCAGATCAAGGAGATCGCCAAGTTCATGGACGAGGTGACCATGCTCTGCGCCGAGGAGCCCCAGGTGCACCCGGTCCCCGAGGCTGGTGTGGAGCGGCAGGACGATCTGCTCTACGTCGACGAGATCGACGAGGAGGACAAGTCGTTCCTGTTCCAGGCGGTCATGGGAGGTACCACCGACGTGGAAACCTTTCGTGCAGAACACGCCGGCAATGTGGCTGCTGTACGTGGACGCAAAGACGTGGGGGGTAAGGCCAAGCAGCCTCGTCGCCGTTGACGACGACTACGTAGCCTACTGCCTGGATCAGGCGGTGGGCTACTTTGGCAGGACCCTCGAAGCTGAGTTGGAGAAGGCGGGCTCCGACGCCAAGAACGATGAAGAAGCTGAGTGGAAACGTCAGAGGGTACTCAGCAGCTTCCTCGGCGAGGACAAGAAGCCCCAGCGCGGTATGTTTGCTGATCCGGCCGCGCTCTTCAAATAGGAGGCTCCAACATGGCAGGATCGCTCGGCACGATATCGGGGCAAGTACGCCTCGACGTGTCCCAGGCGATTGCCGCCTTCGCCGCCGTCCGCGCAGCTTCCTCTCGAACCTCCGGCACCATGGCCGCGGCTGGTACCCGCCTCAGCGCCTTCGGCAAAGCGTCGATGGTCGCAGGTGTGGGACTGGTCGCGGCCTTCGGTGTAGCGATCAACGCTGCCGCCAAGTTCGAGAAGAAGATGGACTACTTCGGCGCGGTGAACAACGCCACGGCGAAGGAGATGGAACAGGTCCGTGCCAAGGCTCTCCAGCTTGGCCGTGACTCTCAGTACTCGGCAGGCGAGATAGCCGACGCATTCGTCGAGATGGGTAAGGCCGGTGTCTCCGTCAAGGACATCACCGGTGGTCTCGCGGATGCCATCGTCAACATGGCTGCGGCGGCAGACATCAAGCTGGACCAGGCGACCAACATCGTCACGTCCACGATTCAGACTTACGGGCTGGCAGCCAAGGATGCCGCCCACGTAACCGACCTCTTTGCCGGCGCAGCCAACGCATCGATCGTCGACGTAGAAGACCTCGGCGTCTCGCTGAAGTACGTCGGCGGTGTCGCACACTCCCTCGGCATCACCTTCGACTCCACGACCACCGCGCTGTCCCTCCTCGGTAAGGCGGGCATCAAGGGATCGACCGCTGGTACCTCGCTCCGCCAGATCATGGTCTCCCTCGCCGGTGGTACCGACAAGGCCAAGGGCGAGCTCGAGGACCTCGGCATCATCACCAAGAACGGGACGAACCTGTTCTTCGATGCCCACGGTAAGGCCAAGTCGCTGGCCGAGATCTTCCAGATCCTCCAGGACCACACGCATGGGCTGTCTCAGAAGGAACAGCTCATGGCCTTCCGGACGATCTTCAACAACCGCGCCCTCGCCGCGGCGGAGATCCTGACCAAGGCCGGAGCCAAGGGCTTCGCCCAGATGAACTCCGAGATGTCCAAGACGACGGCAGCCGAGGTCGCTGCCAAGCGCATGGACAACCTGTCCGGAGACATGAAGAAGCTCCGGTCCTCGATCGACACGGTCATGATCCAGGCCGGCACGCCCTTCCAGAGCATGCTGCGAGGGATCGTCCAGGCGATCACCCGCGTGGTCAACGCGTTCGGTCACTTGCCGGCAGGAGTCCAGACCGGCATCCTCGCCTTCATCGGCATCCTCGGCGTGATTCTGACGGTCATGGGCGCGTTCATCATGATCGGCGGAACGATTCTCAAGTTCGCCTCGATCGCGAAACAGCTCTGGGCTGCCCTCAAGATCATGCGCGTGGCGATCATGGCATGCTCGACTGCGGTCTGGGAGATGACTGCGGCTCTGCTCGCCAACCCGATCACGTGGATCGTCATCGCGATCATCGCGGTGGCCGCCGCCTTCTATCTTCTCTACACGCGCTCTGAGACCTTCCGTAACGCCATCAACGCGATCGGCCGCGCGATCAAGACCGGCTTCATGGCGGTCATCGACTGGTTCAAGGGACTGCCCAAGTGGTTCTCTGACCGGTGGAAGGACATCAGCAACGCCTTCAAGGCCGGGATCGACTGGGTCAAGAAGAACTGGGACATCCTCCTCGCGATTCTGACCGGGCCCTTCGGCCTGATCATCTTGGTGTGGAGGCGGTTCGGCGACGACATCGTCAACTTCTTCAAGGCTATCCCCGGTGAGATCGCGAGCTTCGCCACGACGGCCTGGTCGGCGATCACCAGCTTCTTCGGTAAGCTGCCGTACTACATCGGTTACATCATCGGTTTCATCATCGGCTCGTTCATCCGAGGTCTCATCACCATCGGAACACTGATCGCGAGCTGGTCGGTCACCGCGTACAATGCCGTGGTCAGCTTCTTCACCCAGCTGCCCGGAGTCCTCGCCAAGTTCTTCACGGATATGTGGACGAGCTTCTCGGCATGGGCGGTGAACTTCTACAACAGCGCGGTGAGCTTCGCGACGAACACCTACAACGGTATCGTCACGTGGTTCCAGAAGCTGCCGGGTCGCATCGCCTCGTTCTTCACCAACCTCTGGCACTCCGC